AAAGAATCAAATATAAAAGGAGAGCAACATGGCAAGAGCAGCCGATGCACCACGGGAGTTTAGTGGTGACGACTTAATATCACAGGCAAGAGAGTACGTATCTGCAAAAAAGAACATTGATATGTACGAAGAACGCACTAAAGAACTAAAGACATCATTATTTTTGCATATCGAAAATGACGGGTTTGAAGATGACAAAGGAAACATTTGGCTTGAACTTCCTGAACCAATCGATGAGTTTTTAAGCATACAAAAGCAAAAGCGAGTTACACAGAAGATTGACAAGTCTAGTGAAACCGCTATCGAAGCAATAAAGGCAAAGGGTTTAGGCGACCGTTTACTTAAAATGGTTGAAAACGTAGACGAAGATGAACTAATGGCTGCCGTATACGACGGCACGCTAACTGAAGAAGAAGTAGAAAGTATGTTCCCTACAAAGGTTGTATGGGCACTTACTTTGAGTAAGAAGTAACAAATGCACCCAGAAAAGCAGTGGGAACCTAAAACCCCTAAGTCAAAAGCAATTTCTTCTTTGTCGGAAGAAGGAAAACTTTCTCAAATTCCAACAGGGTCAAATATTCGTGCAAGAATTGTTGCGGACCTAACAAATGAATACGTTGCTCACCTTGAACTTGTTATTAATGCTTTGAAAAAAGGCGACACTAACAAAGCAGTTGAGTGTGAGATTTGGGCTAAGGCATTAAAACAAGCGATTGCAATTGCGACTGAATAAATGCCAGGACTACGCGGAGAAGATGAGATTCTAAAAGCATTTGCCGACCTTGAATACAAACCAGGGTCAAGGCAAAAGCGAAGAGCCGATTCTCCTACTGCCAAAAAACGTCGGGCAATTGCTGAAAATGATTGGGATGTTAACCCAGTCATTAAAACACTTGGCGGAAAAGAAACTGAGGTTTTCACGATTGGTGCAATGGCAAAGGCTCTCGAAAAGAGCATTATCAGCATCAGGTCGTGGGAAAAGAAGGGTTACATACCCCGTGCTCCATATCGTTTACGTTCTAAAACCTTAAATGGTCAGAAAGTAAGCGGAAATCGCGTCTATACAAGGGAACTTATAGAGATAGCGATTGACGAGTTTTCTAAAAGAGGTCTTTTAGGGACTGCTCGTGTAGAATGGTCTTTGCATACAGACCTTACCCACGCGATTGTGTCACGTTGGAAAGATGCTGTATCAGAGAGTCAATAGACCTCACATCCACTAGAGAGCGAAAGCCTCATAACCGAAAGCAGACACATGTCAATCACACAACCAACAGTCAATGCAGATACTTATTTAGATGCAGATGACGAGAATGCAAAACCAAAAGTCGGAACAACCGTTCAATCTGGTTGGGATTCAGCCGATGCCCTATTACGTCAAGACACAACTGAGTTTCCAACTGATTTTAAATTCAGCGAAGAACCTCAACTTATTAAATTCCTAGAAGACGGTCCATTCCGTGTGTATGAACAGCACTGGATTGAAAGAACTGGGAAAAAGTCATTTGTTGCTTTAGAGCAAGATGACCCACTTACAGATTTACTTGGAAGTAAGCCAAGAGCACGTTTTGCTTTTAACGTACTCGCATTAAGCGGTGAAACACAGACCGTTCAAATCCTGACTGCTCCTCCTTCATTTGCACGTCAAATTCGCCGTGCACACGAAGATGACAGAAAAGGACCTCTAAGCAAAGAGTTCTGGGAAGTTTCTCGTATGGGAAATGGACCTACAACTCAATACACTCTTAACTATGTTCGAGGTCGTGACCTTGAAGAAGAGTGGAGTCTAAGCCTTGAAAAAGTAAACGAACTGGTTAAAAATGCAGTTTGCTTTACACCTGACGCTATTAAAGAAACACCTCGTGAAGAGATGTTAAAAATTGCTCGTGAAGTAGCAGGAGCATAATTTACTGAGCACAATGGGGGTCTGTGCCGTCACACAGACCCCCTACTTTTATAGCAAGGGGCATCATGAACATTATTACGACACAAGACGGTTTACTAGAAATGGTGGACTATTACTTAACCCAACCTGCGTTTGCTTTTGACGTAGAGACAGTTGGCGATGATGATTTTGCAAGAGTGCATCCTCTTTTAAATAAGGTAACTTGGATTGCTTTTGCTACAGAAGGACGCGTAGATGTAATACCAATGGGGCATCCAAACGGAGAGTTTTTATTTTGGGAAAAACCCTTACTTGCATCAGGACAAAAGCGAGTAGATGAAGGTAAAGAGATTCGTGAACAAGACTTTTCTAAACGAGAAGATAGTTGGAAAGCAGTCTTCGATGATGCTCCTGAACAACTACTTCCTGGTGATGTGTTTAAGCACATAAAGCCTTTAATGTTTAGCGACCAGATAAAAGTTGGGCACAACATTAAGTTTGACCTTAAAGCAATCGCTAAGTATTACCGTGGGGTAGTTTGTCCAAAACCCTACTTTGACACAATGATGGCTTCTTTTATTTTAGACAACAGAACCAAAAATGGTTTAGGACTAGATGATTGTTCAAAACGAGAACTTAATAAAGTTGTTGTAAAAGGAATTGGTCACGCTGTTGAAAAACATGCGTTCAGTGATGTTGCTAAGTATGCGGGTATAGATGCAGAAAGCACCTGGGAGTTATACAAGATTTATAGTATTCGTTTAAAAGAACGCGACATGTTAACTGTTTGGCGATTGGAAATGGACCTTCTTTTAGTTTTAGCAGACATGGAGTTAACGGGAGCCTCAATTGACATTGAAGAGTTAGACCGTTTAAAAAAGAAGATTGACGCAGACATTGTAGAAATAACAGCAGAAGCATATAAAATTGCTGGGCGTGAGTTTCACATGAACTCTATCCCAGAAAAACAGAAACTGTTGTTTACGCCAAAGTCCGAAGGCGGTAGAGGAATTCGTCCAAATAAGGCGATTAAGATTGCACTCACTCCAAAGGGTTTTGAAGCCATGAAGAGTGGGCAAGAAGTGCTGATAAATCACTACTCTGTAAGTTCTGAAGCATTAGATTACTACAGAGAAAAAGACCCATTAGTAGCAGCCATTATGCGTTACCAAGATTTAAATAAGTTAATGACTACTTACGTGACTCCGTATTCAGGCGGTGAAGTTACACGAACCACTGCTGGTAAATCAAAAACCACAGAACGTCAAAGTCTTTTAGTAAACGGTAAGGTTCACACTAACTTTAAATCTCATGGAGCAGAAACAGGGCGTTTTTCTAGTAGCGAGCCTAACTTACAGAACATTCCTAACTCAGGAGAGTATGGGAAACTTATTCGTGATTTATTTATAGCACCACCAGGGCACAAACTGATTGTTGCTGACTACTCACAGATTGAACCAAGAATTATTGCTTCTTTTTCAAAAGACCCTGCGTTCGTTAAGAACTACTTAGATGGTGGAGACATTTACACCACCATTGGAGAGCGAATGGGAGTAGATAGAAAAGCAGGGAAAGTTTTAGTGTTAGCAATTGCTTACGGAATTGGTCCAGAAAAGATTGCAGACCAAATTGGTTGCACTGTAAAAGAAGCACATCAGTTAATGGATTTGTTTAACGACAGATTTAAAGACATCAACCGTTACAGAAATCAAATTATTAGGTTTGCTAAGCAACAAAGACCGTTGCCTTTTGTGCAGACAATTTTGGGCAGACGACGTTACATACCTGAAATTTTAAGTAAGGACCTTGGTCCAAAATCTAGGGCAGAACGCCAAGCCTTTAACACCGTGATTCAAGGTTCTGCTGCAGATTTAATCAAATTAGCCATGGTTAGAGCACATTCTTGTTTTGTAGGCGAACCTACTGTGAATGTCCTATTGACTGTGCACGATGAATTGGTCACAATTGCTCCTGACCACTTAGCAGAAGAGACAGCCTCAGCAATTAGGGAGTCTATGGAGGGAGTAAAACTTCCAGACATGCTCGTACCTTTAATTGCTGACACACACATAGTACAGAAATGGGGGCAAGCAAAATGAGGTTTTTTAAAAAACGAACTCCCCCAGAAATAGACCAAGACATGCTTATGGCAGAGATTATGTATCGCATGAGAGGTATGTTCTTAGATTCACAACTTCAAGATGCTTTTGCGTTGAGTGTAATTGCAGGTGCATCATACGTAAGTGATGAGGTTGCTGAAAGAGAGCAAGAAGATAGCGATAAGCGATATAGCAAAATTGAGTATTTAATGCCTTTAATTGTGGCTCAATGCTACCAAGTGGCAAAAGCAACTACTGAATTGCACCGAACCAAATTGGGAGAAGAAGCCCAGGAAGCCCCAGAAGAGTATTGGGACTACTATTTTTCTAGGTCACATCAAATTGCAATCGCTTCTGTAACTGGGGCTATTTGTCAGTTGGTTGATATAGGATTGCTTAGTCTCGGTCCGATAGTTCCAAGGAGTGTAAAAAAATGAGTGCTGATTGGTGGTCAAAGAAGTTACAGGGGCAAGTTCCACAACCAAGACAAGACTCTTCTCCTCCAATGCCCCCCTCACAACAGCCAATGACTCCGTATGTTCCACCATCACGAGAACCAACCCTTCGTATTGGTAGTGCTGGACAGACACAGCGTTGCCCTGAGTGCAGTAGCAACAACTACATGGCTGTTTCAAATGCTGCTCCACGTTGTTACGATTGCGGTTACCCAATTAGTCAATCAGGAAGTAGGTATGGCGCACTAACAGGTGCAAATGTAGAGGGCGCAGTAAAGTCTGCTACAGGAAACAACTCAGTAAACAACTTTAACCCACAGCAAATAATTGGAAGGATTGACGGATGAATGCAGAAGCATTAAAGGTCTTGGCTCAATTAAATAAAAAGTTTGGGGATAACGTTGTAGTAAAGGCTTCTGATATTAGAAGCGACCTAATTCCTCGAATTACTTCAGGCTCAACCACGTTAGATTATGTTCTTGGCGGAGGGTTCCCTGGAAATCAATGGAATGAATTAGTTGGGGAGTCTTCTCATGGTAAAACGGCTGTTGCTTTAAAGTGTATTGCTGCTAATCAAAAGTTAAACCCTGAATACACAACAGTATGGGTTGCTGCAGAACAGTGGGTTCCAGAGTATGCCGAAATGTGTGGAGTCGACTCTTCGAAAATTATTGTAATTGAAACCAGCATTATGGAAGAGGCTTATCAATCTGTGATTGAGTTTGCCAATTCCAAAGCAGTTGATGCAATTGTGATTGATTCGCTACCCGCTCTTTCTCCAATGCCTGAGATGGAAAAAAACATGGACGAAATGACCGTTGGCAGAGGAGCCTTGTTAACGAACAAGTTCTTTAGGGTTGTTGGTTCTGCTATGAAAAGAAGTTTAGTTGAAGATGAGCGAGCCGTTTTAGGTTTAATCATTAATCAGTATCGTATGAAAATTGGCGTAATGCACGGAGACCCAAGAACAACTCCTGGAGGCGAAGGTAAAAACTACGCATTCTTTACTCGCTCTGAAATTCGTCGTGATGATTGGATTGAAGCAGGAAGCGGTAATGACAAGAAGAGAGTCGGACAAACCATCAAGGTTAGAACCTTAAAGAATAAAACCGCTCCTCCTCAAAGGGTTGCTTACTTTGATTTTTACTTTGATAAAGGTGGAGATTGTGAACCAGGGCAATACGACTTTGCTAAAGAGATTGCTGCTATGTCAGTTGTTAGTGGCATAATAGAAAGAAAAGGCGGTTGGTACTACTATGGTGAGCGTAAATGGCAAGGAACTGAAGCGGTAATTGCTTCTATTCGAGAAGAGATTGAACTAATGGACGATTTAAGAAAGCAGGTAATTACTCTTGGGTAAAGTAAAAGCAAGCCTCTACGAAGACATTGTTGGTCCTTCTTGGTTCCTATCAATGGAAGAGTTTTTAGATATAGTAGTTCCTGTTGTAATGCAAAAACAAAGCATGTACACAGGTAAATGGCTAAAAGAAAAAGGCCACCCTGAAGATTTAATGATTATTGTGACAGATATAGTAGAAACGGTTGCTTTGACTCTTGTGGCTATTGGGCCAAAACAAGAGTCGCAGTTAAATAAATGAAATCAGAAGGTCAGAAGCAGTCACAAAAACATGAGAAGCGTCTTGCTAAATTAGTCGACGGTTCTGTTAATGCTGCTTCTGGAGCCTTTTGGTCTAGAAAAGGAGACGTAAGGTCGAAAGACTTACTGATTGAACACAAGTGGACTGGTAAAAAACAGGTCACTATTAAGTCCGATGTATTAAAAAAGATTACGAGAGAAGCAATCTTAGATAGCCGAATCCCCGTACTTGGCATCCATCTAGATGGGGAGAACTATGTGGTTCTCCTTGAAGACGATTACCTAGAAATGAGAGATAACTTATGAACAGGAATTGTCAATGGATGAACAACCATCTTGGTCGTGGCGATATGAAGCAAGGTGTAAGGGTGTTGCAGACACCGACATCTTCTACCCTCCACGAGATAAAGAACTTTACAAAGTCATTGCTGATGAAGCCAAGGCTTATTGTTTAGGAGAAAATGGAAAGAACCCGTGTCCTGTACGGCTTAATTGTCTGTGGGATGCTGTAGAAAGAGAAGAGCCTCATGGAATTTGGGGCGGTCTTTCTCACAGAGAACGGAACGCACAAATACGTAAATGGAAGTCTTCTTACAAGAAGAAGATGACTTTAAAGGAATACATAATGCGATTGGATGACTGGAATGAGTGACTTAAAACGGTTCTTAGATGCTAAGAAGTCTAACCCTAGACTAATTGGCGATATTGAACGTCATCTTTTGGCAAAGAAACCAGAAGACCGTCGAACAGATGTTCTACACCCTTCTGAAATGGCAAAGTCTGATTGGTGCTTACGTGCTTCTTACTTTGCTTTGTCTGGAGTGCCCGTAAAGAAAGAAAACCCAAATTTACGACTTCAGTCTATTTTTGATGAGGGGCATTCTATTCATGCAAAATGGCAAAAGTGGTTTAATGAGATGGGCAATCTTCATGGAAATTGGTCGTGTGCTGTTTGTTCAACTCTGTTTCTAGGGACTTCACCCAAACAATGTCCTGGGTGCAATGCTTATTCGCACTTCTTAACTTACGAAGAAGTGCCTTTAGTTGACACTACTTTACGAATTGCAGGACATGCAGATGGTTGGATAAAAGGCATCGGAGAAGAGTGCCTTATTGAAATTAAATCCATCGGTGTTGGAACTATTCGCATTGAGGCTCCAGATTTAATAGCCAAAGCAGATGGCGATTTACAAGCAGCGTGGCGAAGTATTCGTCGTCCTTTCAGCACTCACGTTATGCAGGGTCAGATTTACCTTGAATTAATGAGGAGGATAGGGCATGACGTAAAGGAGATAGTGTTTCTTTATGAGTTAAAGGCTGACCAAGATTACAAAGAGTTTGTAATTAAGGCAGACTTTGAATTAGTGGAAAGCAAGTTTCTAAAAGCCAAAAGAGTCTGTGAGGCTGTCGAAGCAGGGGTTCCGTTAGAATGCAGCAACAACGGTTCCACAGGGTGTAAACAATGCCAACAATTTGGAGGAGTTCAATGAGTCTAAAACTAGGACCAGCATCAGAGGAAGCAATAAACTCTTTATTAGACCAAGGGTTTACCTATGCTCCACAACAGTCTGTGTTTCCTTTAATGCCAAAAGAATTAACTATCTTAGACAGCGAAGAGTTAAGTGCTTTATTTAGCCAACTTACAGCGTGGTCTAACTACGTTGCCACACAACTTTCAGCAGCACAAATTGATGAGCGTGCAGCAGATAGAACCTTAGAGGTTGCTTCCGCAAAGTTAATGGTTAATCGTATGACTCAAAAAATTACGGGTGAACGAATTACGGGAATTAAAGCCGAAGTTTCTATTGACCCTAAGATACTAAAACTAACAGAAGAACTCGACAAAGTTTATGCTTATCGTAAAATGATAGAGTCAATGTTTTATAACCTAGAACGAGACACCGCTTTAGTATCTCGTGAGTTAACTCGACGTGCTTCTGATTTCCGTGCAAACCGAAAGGACAAGTATTCTTCGTGATTATTGGTCTATCAGGATACGCACAGTCTGGTAAAGACACAGTTGCAAATGTTCTTGTCAAAGAGTATGGGTTTGAACGTGTGACTTTTGCAGACCCAATTCGTAAAATTCTTTACGCAATTGACCCTAAAATTAACGGTAACCCTTTAGTTGATTTAGTTGATGAGTACGGTTGGGACATTGCTAAGAAAAACCCTGAAGTTCGTGAAATGCTTCAACACCTTGGGTATTCTGCTCGTGTACACATTTATCAAGACATTTGGATTATGGCTGCATTTAGTAAGATGCGTGAAGATGCCAACTACGTAATTACAGATGTACGGTTTCAAAATGAAGCAGAGGTTGTACAAAATCACGGAGGACATATTTGGAGAGTTCAAAGACCAGGAGTTGAAGCCGTAAACGCACATGTTTCCGAATGGGAAATGGACAACTTTAATTTTGACAACATCTTAGTAAATGATGGCAACCTTGAACAACTAGAGTTCTTAGTCAAGAAAACGTATGACAAAACAGTTTGATGGTGGGTTAGAGGTTGGGCAAGAAGTTTATGCAGGTATTGACCAATCTTTAACAGGATTTGCTATTACCTTTTTACAGTCTAATGACCCCAATAAATACACTTCGTGGGTTTACAAGTCTCCACATTTTGGCGTAGAACGACTAAAAGACATTCAAGAATTTATGCAAGAAGTTTTTTATGAGTATGAAGCACGTGGTGGAAAGGTTCTCGATGTGGCTATGGAGGGTTCCGTTCTACAAAGCCCAGCAGCATTAAAACTCGGAGAGTTGGCGGGAGCAGTAAAGTTAGAACTTCTTTATAAGAACATTTATCCGCTTCAAGTTCCTCCCATGACCTTAAAGAAGTTTGCTTCAGGCAAAGGAAACTCCAAAAAGCAGGAGATGCTGCTCCAGATGTACAAGCGTTGGGGTATTGAGTTTAACGATGACAACGCAGCAGACTCCTATGCTTTAGCCCGATTAATTCGTGGGGTAGGCATAAATGCTGTAGAAAACGCAGTAATTCAGCAAATGAAGGACCCTAAATACAGAGATGAGCCACGTTTAGGCTGATTTATATGGGTTTTAAACCTATGGTTACGAAGTGGTGGGCACACAAGACGTAGCAAAGGAACACAAACTCGTGACAAATATTGAACCAACAGACGTTTCAACCGAAGAAAACTTTCTTCGGGTTAGTGCAGGAAGTAACCCTCAAAGCGTTGCTTCAGCAATCGCTCATGCCCTTTACGCTGACCATCAAGTCAAATTGCGTGCTGTTGGGGCTGGAGCAGTAAACCAAGCAGTAAAAGCCATAGCAATTGCTCGTGGGTATGTAGCCCCTAGAGGACTAGACCTTACTTGCAAACCAGGATTCACTACGATTGAGTCCCGCGATGGTGAAATTTCTGCTATCGTTTTTAGCATTCAAGTCAGTTAAAAGAAGGTATTCTTCTTTTAGGGCACAAGGGAGTTAAGATGTCAGATTACAGAAAAATGGGACAGGCAATGCGTCGTCGTGCTGGAGCAGCAAGTAGTACTCTCAGTGCAACACCTAAAACAACAGTTGATATGCCAGACAATCTTGGTGCAATGATGGCATCAGGAAGTGCAAAAATGTCTGTTGGTCAAATGGCTGGAACATTAATCCCAAAGAAGCATGGCAAGTCAGGTGACCCTACAACAATGGGACCAAAGCCTCGCCGTACACCAGTCAAGGTTGACGCTGATTCTGGAGAACGTCTTGGTGCAGCAGGTCGCATCACAGCAAAGTTAGGCTGTGTTGACCCATGTGCAAGTGGCACTATGACAAATGGTCGCGTTGTTCCAAGCACAATGGGAGCACGTCAAGGATTTTCTGGTGCTGCCTCTGATTCAATGCGATAATCGCAATGAATGGAAATAGAAACCAGTCTGCTTCACAAACTGGTAATGCTCTACAGCCGTATCAAGGTTCGGGTTCACCTACCTCTTTAGGTTCTACAAACCTGTCTTCGGCTTCTGCACGTACTGCATGGTCAAATAAAAGTGACCCATACGGCACTCCTCAACCTTTGTCAAAACAGACTTCTGGGTCTTTTTATAAGTTTGATGACGGTCCAACTCGCAACCCAGAATAGGTCTTCGACACGCTAATTTATTCGTAACTTTTCCCGCTATATTCGGTAGGATTTCTTTAAGAAATTCTTTACGAGAGGGAAGACATGGACACTCTAATGGAACCATCACTTGATGACTTTAAGAAACTACTTGTTAATCTAAACGATAGACCTGTTAAACCAAATAAATGCAAATTTGCTAAATGGTTAGACAGTCTTTCTGAAGACAAACTAGAGATTATTAATACGCTTCTTGCTTCAAACTTAGGACACTCAGAATTATTTAGAGAACTTACTCCCGTAATCAACATTCCCATGTGCAAAGACACCATGAGAACGCATCGTTCGGGGGCATGTGCATGTCGATAGACAAAGGAAAGCAATGGGAAGAATTACAAAAGACCGCAGAGTCTTCTAAGATAAGAGAACTTCTTGAAAAAAATGGGTTTGATGCGGAAGACATTGGTCATATTTCTACGGTTAGGTTATCGAGTTATCAGACCGTCACGAAAGACGAAGACGGTAACGCAACTGTTCACGACCTTGAAGGTCTTAAATTCGTTATCCACCCCGCGTGGAATGAAGGACCCAAATGGGAAATCATCCGACCAGCAGACCCAGTAAACGTAAGTATTGGTTGGACTCCTACAGAACACGATAAGTCACAGACAAAAATGCGATGTGCATTTATTTTGCCTGACCCTCAAATTGGTTTTAGACGATACGAAGATGGAACTCTTGACCCGTTCCATGACATACAGGCTATTGACGTTGCCTTACAAATCATGGCGTATGTTCAAGAGAAGTTTGGTATCGATGTTGTTATTAACTTAGGCGATTTCTTAGACCTTCCTGAACACTCTAGGTTTATCCAAGAGGCAGCATTTGCCAATACCACTCAACTTGCGATTAACTATGGGCACGAGTTTTTAGCAAAGCAAAGAGCGATTGCTCCAAAAACACGTATAGTTCTATTGGAAGGAAATCACGATAACCGCTTAAACCTCCACGCTACTCGTAATGCTGCAGCCTCTTATGGGCTAAAGAAAGCAAACGATTTAGATGGAGACCCAGTTTTAAGTGTTAAAAACTTATTGTGCTTAGACGAGTTAGGGGTAGAGTTTTATGACAAGTATCCGTCGCAAGAAAGCCAAGTATGGCTTGGTAAGTATCTCAGAGCCATGCACGGTACAAAAGTACGAAGCAACGGCTCAACCGCAGCAGCCTACACAAACGACACACCACACCTATCCTCTATATTCGGACACATACACCGAATCGAACTTCAATACAGAACTACGTTCGATTCAACAGGACCTATTAGAAGCGTCGCGTTTAGCCCAGGATGTTTATGTCGGGTTGACGGTGCTGTGCCCTCTGTTAACGCAGGAATTGGAGCGGATGGTAAACCAGGAGTTCATTTCGAAAATTGGCAACAAGGGGTAGGAATAGTTTGGTACAACGAAGATACTGGACGGTTTGCTGTTGAATCAGTTCACATTATTGAGGGTCATGCGATGTACCAAGGGCAAGAATTTCAATATAGTGAATCTCCCGTTCAAACTCCGCCACCGACTTTAAATCAGTAACTGCCCCAACCCAACCACATTTTATGGGGTTGCAGACGGCTTGATACTGAGTTTCATTAACAATTGCTACGGCAACGTGATGGGTAAACATCTTTTCCTCCTTTTACCCTGACAAACCTGAGTCTAGCCTAGACCATAGTTCCTATGGAAAACGCATCGCTTAGTAACGAGCAATTTGCTGCCAATATAAACGAAGGTTACGGCGGTTCTGTTAACTTTAGCACCAGAAAACCAGTAACTGGTAAAGGGTTTCTAACTTCTTTTGCAGGAGCCGAAAAACCTACGGCTCTTCCAATTAAAGCCGAAGACATCCAAAATTACAGAAACGCTCATCATGAGTTAGCCAGTAAAAGCGATGCAACTGTTCATGGAGTTTGGAAAAACCCAGCAACCCCTGAAGTTGCAGACCAAGATTTATCAGTTCAAAAAGATACCCCTAAAGAAGCACAGAAAATGGGTATTGACGAAAAACAAAAAGCATCATACGGATTGCCAAAGACCCGCACATCAGTACGTGGTCACAACATGGGTGGTGGCGGAGATGTTCTTTTGCACACTGCCGACCTTGGCAAAAATGATGTTGACCCACGCTACCGTCCAGGTGCGTTAGATACCCCAGGTCAGGGAAGTTTTACTCGCAACCAGTATCAGAACAAAGACTGGAACAAAAAAGCGGGAACGTTAAACGGGAAGCCAATTAATTACGAGCACATTCTTCGTACAATAAATGAAAACCGTGTTGCACGTATGCGTGGTGAAGGATAATGCCAGCAGAAAATATGTCGCCAAATCAAAATTGGCAATCATTAGGTGCTGGTGGTCTTAACGGCTACAACAATCAAGGCGGAGTCGGTGGACCTTCAGTCCGTTCAAACCTAGACTTCATGCGTCTTGGTGTAGGACGCGTTCCTTCTGCCGAATACCCAGACGGTTACTTGGGTACGTTAGTTACTCGTCGTCGTGATGACCGTCTTTTAGATTCTATAAAGAACAATGTAAATAAGAAAGCCTATCAACGTGGTGTTCACAAAGGTGAGCGAATTGAACCTTCTCAATACTACTGGCCCAAAGAGTTACAGCCCACCCGCGGATTAACCCGACAATTAAAATCTAAAGTTGTTATCCAAAACGGTGTGGCTGTCTATTATTCAGACAGATACTCACAAGAATCAGAACTAACTCCGCCTCCTCATTTAGTTAATGATGGAAAAGCAAACTTACGTGCTGATTCTCCTGGAGTTCTTTATTCACAAAGAAGTCAAAGACTTGCAGGGCTTCGTCCTCAGTGGCGATAAGTAAGGGGAGAACAGTTAATGGCTCGTGCAGATGGTGTCTATAACCGTAAGCCGTGGAATCTACGTCCACCTTTTCAACCTGACCAAGTAGCAAAACGTTGGCAGTACGACGGACCTTTTGCCTCTAATCAAGAGCGTTTAGTAACTCAAGCCTTGATGATGGCTTCAATTCCACGTGAAGATGTGTCTAACATGGTGCGTCCTCCTATGCCTCAAATTAGGTTATTCCCAGAAAAATACGGGTATAACCGAAAAATGTTTGGTATTGATGACATAGTAAGTATCGATAGAAACTACGTAGAGCCACGTATTAGTTGGTTCTCTGGTGGAGTCGCAGGATATTCAGCAGCCGATAGAAATGCGTTAGGAAACAACTAATGGGTAATAGCAACGCAGCACGTTGGGCAGGACGTTGGGCAAACCCAAGTCGATTCCAAACAAAATTGGAAATTCGTGGAGCAAATCACGAAGCAGCACAAAACGCAGAGACGCACTTAAAGAATGTGCATGAAGGTACTCCTGCATACACAGCGTTTGCAACAGGCGATGGATTCGACATGCGTAATAAAGATAAATATGGACCAGACGTAGAGATTACGACTTATCACGATAACGACAATGTTCGTTCTTGGCATGCAGGTGACAAGTAATGGATTTAGAGAGTGGCTCATACCCTTTAGATATGCAAGCAAAAACTGTTGCAAATAACGTTATGAATTACAGTGGTAACCACCCATGCACAACCTGTGGCTTAATTATGAATCCCGTAGTTGCGATGTATAGTAAAGGTCTATGCCCATCTTGCTACAATAATTTTGCAGCAAAACGTCTTAAAGACAGGATGTCGTGATGGCAAGGAAAAAGGCTAGTTGGGTTGGACCAGCAAATCCTGCAGACCCTCAAACAGGGTTGTTAAAGCCTACTATTGAACAAACTTCTGAACAGCGTACAGAGGCAGAAAAAGTTTCTCCACGTACTGTCGTTACACCTAAAGACCCAAAAACTAAAAATACTTATAAAGAGCCTGTTCAAAAGCGTCAAAAGCCAAAAGTAAAAACTACAGAAGCCCTTAAAGCAGCAGAGGTACGCACACCAACAAATGCTGAATTAGGAAGAGGAGTTACAGAAGTATCTACTGCTCCAAAACCAAAGCGTAACCGCAAGCCTAGAAGCACAACTAAAACTGGAAAAAAACTTGACCCAAAAACTGGAAGAATAGTTGCTCCTCGTCCAGGTCAAGTTAGAAAATTAAACGGAAAAGTAGTCCGAGTAGACAGTTCAAACCTTGAAGAAGTTACACAAGCCACTCGCACTACTGTTTTACCAACAGCAGGTAGAGACGTTGTTGAGGGAGCCTCACCATTAACTCCTAGACCTAAAGGTAATGCTTCTATATTGCGTGGAGCAGTTAGGCCACCTGCAGGACCCGCTGGTCATGCTTCTCAAATTGGTGACATGATTTCTCAGGCTAGACAACACTTAGCAAACATGACCTTAACGAGGCATAACCCAGAGGAATACAACGCCCATCACGATAGTTTTAACTTAGTCCATGCTCAGTTACAGAAGTTGGCCCCTGCTGCTCATACCATCCTAGGGATTATGCGTCACGTGACCCACAATGTAACTCCTGAAAGTGCTGGGCATTTTGAGGCAGCAGACAAGGCTCTGGGAGATACACTTGCCTCATATAAAGCAGTAAGTTCTGGCAACGTAAAATCTTCTAGATTTGGACGGCAAGAACGTTTAAGAAGAATCAGAGCAGAAAGAGAAGGTACACCAGAATGATTGCATGGAATGACCGCCGTAAAGCACGCAAGGCTGCAAGTAACACTATGAAGACCACTCTTGGTCAAATGGCAAAGACAGGTGCACTTCGTGGCACTACTCCACCGTCTAAAGACCAGTTCGAAGCACAGAAGGAAAAGCGTGCAAATAAAGAAGAGCGTACAGAAGTACTAGATAGTGCTTATAGAGATAGGTCTAGCAGAAACTACAAGTACGAAATGAGTGGTAGCGATAAGCGTATGTCAAAGCGTGAATCAATTGATTCAGCAGCAAGTTACAACGACATGAAGAGAAAACGAGACGGAAAGAGTAAATACTAATGGCTGTTAATTCATCACGTTCAATGAACAAAGGTCTTGCTGACGGAGCAACAGACGGTAAGTATCGTAAGGCTCGTCCTGATACTGAAGTTATGGCTGGTTCAGGTAGCGAAATTACCGAAGCAAACCGTCAGTCTTTAAACCCATTCTTTAACTACGGATTCGTTACAACCGAAGCACCTAATAAGGTAAACCCAGGAGCCTAAATTGGCTGAAAAAAAACGAGCACGGGGTATTGCTGCAAAGGTTGGCAAATACTCAGGCAAAAGCGTTAAGGTTGAGTTTACCGAAGTTAGAAAATCAGGTGGTGGAAGTAAGCCAAGCCGTCTAAAAGGTGGCAAGGTGCGTAAACCTGCCCCTACGATTCGCTCTAGACGTAAACACACCAAAATCGACGATTAACTTACTTTCTAACTTTTTGGGGTAAGATAACTTTTAATACACTTAGGAGTAATACATGGCGCAACCACCTTTATTAGGCTCAAAAGATAAGTCTTATAACGAG